AGAGCCGTCGTCGCCGAAGCCTTCCAACTCGCCCAAGCCGAAAGCGTGTGTGCCCGTGCCGCCCGTGGCGTTCGGGTCGCTGGCGTTCTCCGAAGTATCGACGGCCACAACCCAATAATAGCGCGTTGCGCCGGGGTCGACCGGGGTATCAACGAACGACGTCCCCTTGACCTTGGCCACCAGCCCGGCGCTGCCAAAGCTGTTCGATGACGATTCATAAACCGCCACATAGGACAGGTCGGCATCGGCGGGGTTCGTCCAGTCAACCGCGATGGAGCGATAACCGCCGATGACCGTCAGCGCGGTCGGCTTGTCGGGCGGCATGACCTTTCCGAACACAAAGTAATTCGTCTGGACCGCCCATTCGGATGACACGCCATAGGGCGATATGGCGCGCACGCGCACGTCATAGCCCGCCCCGAGGCGCACAGGCTCGACGAAGATAGTCCCCTGCCCCGGAGGCGCCTGCCCGGTGGAAAGCCACTTGCCGGCCCCTCCAGCCTCGCGCCATTGGACTTCATGCCATGTGACCGGATAGTCCGAGGATGCCGCCGGGGCGATATCGACGGCCAGCCGGTTGGTGACCGCGCCCGCGCCAAGGTTGTCGGACACGGTGCCGCCGCTGCGCAAGCTGAAGAACGGCACCGCCGGGCGGGCCTGATTGGGCGGGCCTTGGGTGGTGATCTTGGAATCGAAGGCGGGGATGGCGGCGCTGTCAGCCGTCCAGATAGCCGGGTTGGCCTCAACCAGCGTCAGCGTGGCCGTGAGATTGGCGCCCGGCTCCACCTTGCGCACGATGCACGGAATCGTCTCCAGCGCGGTTTCGCCGAACATCACAAGGTCGCCCACGGCGACCCCAATCGTCAGCAATGGCCGGGCCGTCAGGTAAACCCGGTCCACAATGCCGGGTCCGGGGTAAGTGGTGACCGCGAACACCAAGGACAGGCCGTTCCGCGTCCGCACCCGGACGGAATAAGCCTTGCCGGCTTCAAGCTGGACTTCCTGATCTAGAATCAGGGCGTCGATTTGCGTTGCGCCGAAGGTGGCAATGCCAGTCACCCGCGCCTGTGCCAGCCCCACCAGAATCACGTCATGGGAAAACTGGACAAGGTCGCCCATGGTGCAGCGGAGGGATTCGATATCCATGGTGATGCGGTGGTCTTCGGGGCGAAGCTGCCCCACCGCCAGAAAATAGCGCCCCTCTCGCCACGCCGCCGTGGACGTCAGCGGGCCATCGACGTCGATGGTTTCATAGCGGCTGGAATTGCCCGCGTTAAAGCCGTCATTGTAGACGACGACTTCATCGGACTGGTAGTTTTTGCTGGCGTTCGTGAAGCGCACGCGGAGCGCGTGCGGGATATCGACAAAGCGCTTGCTGCCCTCATAGCCCCATGAATTGCGCGGGGTGATATGCTGGACGGGCACCGTTTGGGGAACATCGCGGATGACGCTGTATTTGCCGTCCTTCAGCGCGAAGCTGCCGCGCCCGGCGGAGGCAATCTTGCGGGCACCGTCAAACACGCTGCCGCCCTGAAGCACGCCGTTAAACGTCCAGCGGGGTTCCGCCGCGTTCGGCGCGGTGGCGGCGCAATCTGTCGCCCATGACTGAATCGCATTCAGGTCAATGCGGCTATCGGCAATCATGGTCTCCGGGCCGCGCCGCCGGAAAAGGTCGGCATAGGCCCATGCCGGGCTATCGGTGATCTGGTACGACCACAATCCGGTGGCGGCATCCCGCACCGGCAGATAGGATTCGGCAACGCAATTCACGGTGTTCGGGACGCCGTTCAACTGTTCGCTGGCCTTCATGCGGAGCGCAATCAGGGTAACGCCGTCCTGCAACACCGGCTTGTCATCGCGGATGGAGCGCAGCGCCTCCCATGCCACCAAGTCAACGACCGTGTTATCGCCGGTCACGGTGGTGTCCCGGCGGAGTTTCACGTCATACTGGCCCTTGGGCACCGCCCACCGCCCGGTGGCACGCACAACCGCCAGCGACCGGCCCTTGGTGCGAATGCGGCCATCGGTGCCGGTGGTGCCGTCGAAGTTTTCCAGCCAATCGGCTTCAAGCCACGCCCCGGCGCTGCCGGTGGCGCGGTAAAGCACGGCCACATCGACGGTGCGGTCTTCCTTGGCGCCGGACTTGTTGAACTTCACCAGCCCTTGCGGAAAGGAAATGGTGACGTTGATTTCGACGGTGTCCGGGTAGGTGGTGCGGGTACTTTCGATGCCATAGGAAAGCGGAATGTTCGGGTTGTCTTCGCGCACCTGTCGGTTGAACAGCGTCAGCGTGCTATTGCCGCCCCATCCGGTCGGGCCGCCTTCATGGATTTCGACTTCAACGCCCGTAAAGGCAGCAAGCGGCGTCTCCCCGATGCGAATATCAGAGAGGCGGAGCGGCCCGAAGCCCACCAGCAACAGCATCCGAATATACTGATCGTCGCCGAAGGTTTCGGTGTAGGGGCGCGCCGCCAGCATCGGGTAGAGGCGCCACTTGCCGAACAGGCGCGGCACGGTCGCCCATGGCTGGAAGGCGTTGCTGGAGCCGGTCAACGAATAGCGCGGGTCGTCACTGGCCGCGCCGCTGTATTGCGGGGGAATCAGGGCATTGATTATCAGCATGCCGACGAACGTCAGGGCTGTGCTGATAACGGCGGCGGTGGCCGCAATCGCGGTGGCGGAGGCGCCGGCACCGATGGCGCTAGCCACGGCAGGGGCCGCCCATTGTGCGAACACCGCCACGCCGACAACCAGCGCCACGACCATGACGGTTCGAAGGACGCTCTTGCCGCCCTTGCCGGCGGGGATAGCGCGGATATTGACGATGGCGCCGGGCTTCGGCTTCACCAGACGCCAATTCTCTTGCGGGATAAGGTGCCCGTCGATTTCGATATCAAGGTGCCGCCAAAGGTCGGCCTTCACCCCGGTCTTGCCCACGATATCGGCCAGCGTGGAATCAGGCAGGACTTCGATATGCAGCGGGTTGGCGAGATTGAAGGGCGACGGCTGGTAAAGCGCCGTGCCCGGTTTCTTGGGCGTCACAGGCGCGACCGGCTTGGGCAAGGCTTCGCCGGCCACCAGCGGGGGCAGGACTTCGCCGTCAATGGCGTCCAATGGCTTCATGCCTTCACCCGGTAAAACCCAATGATGCGGTTGCCGAACAGCGTCCCGCGATAGGATTCGATGGCCGAACCCTCGTCCTCTTCCGTATGCAGCATTTTGCCGTCCAGCAACACTACCCCGACGTGGAGCGGCTGCCCCCGCAACCGGAGCAGGATGATATCGCCTTCGATCTCTTCGCCATCGGGAATCTGGTCATAGGTCACGGCGGCTTCAGCGCGGGCGAAGGCGCCAACGGCTTCGGTGACCGAGCGCGGGGCGCCAGAGGGCCAGTGCAGGCCGTCATAGGCAGGCACCGGGCGCCGGAACACTTCAGCTTGCACCAGCGCCACCAGCCCCCAACAATCGGCGCCCGCGCGGGTGCGCCCGCGCTCCAGATACGGCAGGCCGACGTAAGGGGCCGCCCACGCCGGCAGCACTAGAACAGCCCCGGAAAGCGCTGCGGAGTCATGATGATCGAAAGCGGCTCCACGAATACTTGCTCATAGGCCAATTCTGCCGTCACCGAATCGGCGTCATAAACCGCGTTGCGGAGGATTAAGTCATAGAAGCCGGCCTCAACGTAGGCTGGACTGGAGTGCAGCACGACTTCGATGGACACGGTGGGCGGTGAGACAAGCTGCCGAAGCGCCAGCACGATACGGCGGTCGACGTTGTCAACGCGCAAGGTGGCCTTCGACGCGGTGTCAGGGTCTTCGCCGGGCAGCACAACATCGAACGGCAGGGCCACATAGGTGTTACCCCGGCTCACAAAGTCCTGCATGTCCGAAACCAGCCGAATGGGGCCGTCCAGAATATCCGGGTGCGCGATGGTCAACAGCACCAGCCACACTTCACCGCTGTTCTGGTCATTGGCGGAGTTGATGGCGGCGGTCGATAGCGACCTCATGGCACCATTTCCATGGTCATGGTGACAACGCGGGCTTCGCCTTCAATCCGCATGGACGGCGGCGGAAGGCGAAACTGGAAGGTCGCGGCGGTGCGGGTGCGCGGGTGGACCCAATCGAATTTGAGCGACCCGCCCTGCAACGTGTTCAGATAGAAGGCGTCGAAAATGGCGAATTGGGCGTCGCTCATCTTGACCGTGAAGCCGAAGGGCCGGACGTTGACCGAGAAGCGGCGGCGCGTCTTGCTTGGCCCGGTTTCCATAGCAGTTTCAATCGACTGCGCGGGCAGCCGTTCGCTGTAACCGGATTCCTCAACGAATGCGGGCAGCGTTCCGGGCCAGACTGGATTTGCCATGCTTCACCTTAGCGCCTTGTCACGGGACGGCCAACGCCAAACTGTCCCCGCATATCGTTGTCCATATCCCCGGAGCGGATGGCAGTTTTGACGTTATCGCGGATGGTAACATAAATCATTTTCTTGCCGTCGTCGCCCCGGCGCTCTTGCACATTCACCGGCTCCGCGTTGGTGTTGGTGCGCTGATCGAACACCTGAACCGTCGTGCCGCCACCGCCGCCCGTGGACTCGACGCCCAACTTGCCATTGGCCGCCCGGCGGAGCGGCAGCACACCTTCAGCGCCGGCCTCGCCGGCCACGCCAGACCGCCCGCCACCCATGCCGAACATGGTCGGGCCGTGCAGGATGCCGCCACTGGCCAAGCCAAGGTCATGGCCACCGAGGAAGGCTGCCCCCTTGGCGTTGTTGATGGCCCCGCCGATGCTGGCGAGGAAGCCTTCAGTCGGCTTCGCGCCGGGATAGGCGCCGCTGAAGCTGTTGCTTAAGTTGCCGATGAAGCTGTCGAGCAGCCCCGACCCGCTCTTGTTCGTCAGCATATCGAAGGCCGGGTTCAGCACCAGCGAGTTAAGCAGGCGGTCGGCGAAGTTGGCGGCGGCGTTTTCCATGCGCGCGAAGAACGCGGCGGCGCTGGTTTCGCCATTGGCGAACATATCGGAAAAGACGCCGCTGGTTAGCCCCTTCAGCCCACTTAGGCCGCTCTGGAGCGTATCGCGCATTTCGTCAGCCCGTTCTTTGACGGTGGCGTTGTCGAACGTATCTTCGGCAATCAGCTTGGCGATTTTCATTTGCTCGTCGTAGTAGGCGCTGGCCATCGAAACGCCCTGCGCTTCCAAGTCCCGGCGCTTGGCCATCATTGCGGTCTGCACGGCCAATTCGCGCCCGGTGTATTGGATAAGCCCGCGTTCGTCAGACAGGGCGGCCAGCCGGTCAACCGCCGCCGTCTTTGAGCGCTCGTTGCGTTCGATTTCCGAGGCCGCAGCGTCCTCCCGCATGGCCGCTTCCAATGCGTCAGCGCCGGCAGGGGCCGTCTTGCGGCGCGCGTCAGCGATGCGGTTTTCAAGGTCAAGCTGGCGTTCGGCGTAGGTGTTGCCGATGGTGCCTATCCGTTCCTCCGTCCGCATTGTGCTGATCTTCAGCGCGTCGAGTTGCTGTGCCAGTGAGAGTTGTTCCCCGGCATCAAATTCCTTCATCTTCAGGCCGCCCATGCCGGGCGTTTCGCGGTCGGCCAAGCGGGCGGCCTGCTGCGCGGCGGTGCGGCGAACCGCGTACTCGCCATTGATGACGGCTTCGGTCTGCGCCTTCACCCCGGCGATGGTATCGCGGATGCCCTGAAACGCGCGGGCATCGGCCACCGAGTCCTGCGCTTTCTTCAGCCGCAAGGTGGCGCTGGCATAGGCGTCGGTGGCCGCGATGGCGTCAGGGGTGGTCTTATCCCCGAACGTGCGAACGCGGTACTCCATAGCCTCTTGCGCGGCTTCCAATTCGCGGGTGGCGCCACGGCTCTTGCCCACGGCGCCGGCCAGCGCTTGCTGCGCGGCGATCTGGCGTTCAAGGCCGTCCAACTCCGCCTTGCGCTGGTTCGCCGGGTCGGCCTTGTTCGAAGCGTCCAGCGCCTTGTCATTGATGACCGAGGACGCCTGCAACTGACGGATGGCGGCGGCGGCCTCTTCCTGCCGGGCCAGCGCCGCGTCGCGCGCCTTTTCGGCAGCGGTCTTTTGCGGGCGGAGCCGGTCAACGGCGTTCATCGCCACATAGTTGGTGGCCGCCTGTTGCGGGTTGAACAGCCCGCCAAGGTGATCGTCAACGCCAACCGACGTGCGGGAAAGCTGAAACGAAATAGCGCCGCTTAGGTTCGAAACTTGGGTGGCGTACTTCGCCGCTTCGGCAGCCGCTTCGGCCATGGCCTTTTTGGCCGCAACCAGCCCTTCGGCCATCGTCTTCTGGTCACCCAATATCTTGGCCTTGCGGGTGCCGGCATCATCGACGTCCTTGGCCACGCCCAAGGCGCGCTGCAACTCCGCCGAAGCGGCCTTGGCAGCGTCGGCGGTCTTGGTGCTGGACTCCCGGCGCTGCATGTCCATCAAGGCGCCTTGCAGCCGCTTAATCTCTTCGTCGCGCCCCGCGTTGTTGGCGAAGAAACCCCGGATGCCACCCCCGGTGTTGATCTTCTCGTTCGTCAACTGGTCAATGCGCTTCTGGATGCCGTCGATACTGGACGGAGCATCGCCAAGCATGGCTTCGAAGGCGGCGGCGGCCCGGTTGAAGGTCGCCTGCATGATCTGACTGGCGCCGATGACTTCGCCGATGCGGGCCTTTACCCGGTCGAAGCCGTTTTCCATGCGGGTCTGTGCGCGCTCCGCCGTGTCAGGCAGCGTCTTGAACTCTTCGCGCACCTTTTCAGTCTGTGACAACAGCGCCTTGAACACCTTGTCGCCGGTCAATTCGCCCGCCGCGCCCATGCTCCGCAACTGGCCAACCGAGACACCAAGTCCATCGGCAATCGCCTTGGCCAGCGCCGGCAGATTCTCCATGACCGAGCGCAATTCGTCGCCGTTCAGCTTGCCGCTGGCGAGCGCCTGCGAAAGCTGCAACTGGCCGGCGGAGATTTCCCCGGCGCTGGCGTTGGACACGATACCCAATTTCTGGATGGTTTCGGAAAGCTGCAAAAGCTGGTTGGTGGACGCACCGAGGGCTTCACCGTTGCGGGCGATGCGGGCGAAGGCGTCAATGGTGTTGTCAGCCGAAATGCCGGCTTCGTTGGCCTGTTTCTGGAGGGCAAGCACAGTCCCCGCCGGGTCGCTGCCTTCACCGAGCGCGTTCTTCAGCCGGGCGACGTTTTGCGTTTGGCGGTCCTGAAAGACGGCGAGGCTTTCCGCCGCCTTGTAGTAGGCGCCGGCCAGCGTCACGACCACTGCCGCCACGCCGCCGGCCACCATGCCCATCGGGCCAAGGTTCTTGACGACCGAGCCGATGCCCTCCGCCGCCCGCGCAGCGCCGCCAGCAAGGCCGTTGCTCATGCCGCCGCCACCCATGCCGCCCAATGAGCCGGCGAGGCCGCCAATGGAGCCGGCGGCGCGCTGCATGGCAGGCGAAACGGCGGCGGCCTGTTCAAGCAGGCGCTTCATGCCGGTCGATGCGGCGTCCGAATGCGTGCTGGAAAGCTGGAGGCCACGCGCGAACTGTTCGATGGCCGCGTTGGCCTTGATGATATCCTTCGCCATCTTGTCGGATGACTGGCCGGTGTTGGCCATATTCTTGCCGATTTTGTCGACCTTGCCGCTGGTCGAATCGGCAACGTCGCCCAACTTCCCAATCTCTTGGGCGGCATTGCGCGCACTGGTTTTGGCTTTGTCGAGCGGGGCGCTGTCCACCGCGAATCCGAGAAGGGCGATATCACTCATGGCTTCGTTC